GAAGGGCGAGTATAATACAGCGGAAATGCGCCTACTTCAGATGAAACAAATGATTGATTGCGTTGTAGATTCTGGGTATAGAAACAAGCCAATAGATTTTTGGAACGATTTAATGGAGAGCAAACACGTTATATGGAATGGGCAATCGTCGCAATCTTAATAGCAGCCGCTCTGCTGCTTTCCGCATTTGCTGGTGCAATGTATGTAGGGTATAAATTCTTACATCTTATCCTAAGCATGGAAATAGGGATACTGAAAGAGTTTGGCAAGCAATCTGGGATGGTGCAACAAGCTGTTGCACAACAGCCAGTTACAGAATCTAAACTGAAAGAATTTATTAAGTCCCGGTTTTCTCCCAGTGAGGGAGACTTCCAGGCTTACAGCGATGAAGAGGCTTTTATAAACGAAAACGTTGAGACCCTACGCCGTCAAGGTCTTACCGATGATGAGTTAGAAGCCTTTGTAAGACAAGCGGTTGGCACAGATATCGGGAATGAAGAATCTTAATGGGTGAGATATGGCTTATATAATTGCAAGAATCGGTATTTAGAAGGAAGAACCAGGATCTCACTGACGCTATAAATCAGATCGAAGCCAGGTACGCAGATGCCGGTGGCAATGCAATGAAAGCCTGGGGCCTCTTAACAGAAGAGGAGCTGCGATTTGTAGTTGGCGAAATTGGGAAGTGTTTAAAAAACCCCCGGTATTACCTGGAGAACTACCATTTTATCAGGTCTAAAGAGGCGTTTATACAGCCCCTCTGGCCTTTTTGGGATAGCCAAGAGCTTCTGCTCACCTCCTTCATAGAGCAGTTTAACAACAACCTTCCTATCCGCCTCGTAGTATTAAAAGCACGCCAGCTCGGGATTACTACTATTTCAGTTGCGCTTATGTGCTGGCTTGTCTTTATACATCCAAATATTCACAGCCTTTCAATGTCAGACGAAGAAGGCAGAGTAGATGTTAACTTTGCCATGTGCAGGACCGCCTGGGAGAACCTGCCATGGTGGATGAAGCCGGAGAAAAGATATGACGTGCGTGGACAACTTATCGGATTCGACCGTTCGAAAGATGCTGATCGAGCGCGTGATCCGGGAATGCAAAGTCTCTTATATTTTGAGTCAGCCAACCAACCTTCTGGCGCGGCTTACTCCAAATCGCTCTATGGAGCCCACCTCGCTGAGGTGGCCCGTTACAGAAACTCCAACTCAATCACAGAAGGAATCTTCGGATCGCTCGTCAATTATAAACATTCCATTGGTATCATGGAAAGTACAGCTCGCGGACGACATTCTACCTGGCACAGGATCTGCCGAGCCTCAGAAAGAGGGGCGCTCAAATGGGACTTTGTTTTCATGGAGTGGTTCCGTGAGCCGGGCTATTGCATCACTGTTCCGGAAGGGTTTGTCAAAACTCAGGAAGAAGAGGCAATAGTCAAGAAGGTAAAAGAGGAATGTAGTTTTGATATATCCGATGGACAGCTTGCCTGGAGGCGAGAGAAGATGGCCGAGTTTGAGGCCACCGATGGAGATGCCGAGAAGTTCCACCAGGAGTTTCCTCTTACACCTACAGAAGCCTTTGTCGCTTCAGGCCGTTGCGCGTTTAGTAAAAAGCGTCTGAATGACATGATAACCCACTTCTGCCGACCGCCAAGATGGAGAGGTGAGATACGCCTAGAGCCAAACAATGTCACGTTTAAACTGTCCCCGCAGGTGGAGGGCAGGCTCTGGATCTGGGAGTTTCCAAAAGGAAAAGAAAAATATTACATAGCAGCCGACCCTTCAATGGGAATCGAAACCGGAGATCCATGCTGTATCCAGGTATATTGTATCCCAGAAGACATAAATAAGCCTATAAGACAGGTAGCACGATGGCATGGATGGTCCGCACCCACATCATTTGCACGTATATTAGCCGCAGTAGGATACCTTTTTAATACCGCAGAAATAGCCCCAGAATGTAATACAATCACAACCGTAGCCTCAGACCTTGTTAAGGTCCTCATGTATCCTAAGTGGTACCGATGGTTGCGTGAAGATAAAGCCAAAAACGCGTACTCAAACTGGATAGGATGGCAAACAACCTGGAGAAACAAGAACGAGCTTATTGGCCGGTACCGCGAGGCGCTGGACCAGTGGACCGTTATTGTACGTTGTGAAGACGATATAAATGAGATGTTTGATTTCGTAGAGGAAGAGGAGGGGACAGACCGGTATTCAGCCCGGCCTGGAGCCAACGATGACGCTGTGATGACGCACATGATTGCGTACTATTGTGCCACTCAATTGCGTCCGCGCACAAGCGATGAAATAGACGAGAAACCGGCCCCGGAGGGCATAGACTTTCAGAACACAGAATTTTCACCAGTTTACGATTCGGACCAAGCCAGGGAAGGCGATGATCCGGATTATTTTATGCTTTAGGAGAAGCCCATGGCAGCACCAAAAAGAAACGATTTATGTCCAAGATGTTACTTGGAAAATGGAGTTGACGAGCCTTTGGTTTATAAGCTTGGATCGACTCAGCCGCTTAAATGCGGGAACAACCATATTTTTGATGATCGGGAAGAGCTGAGCGTCTTAACCAGGCAGATGCTTGAGCGGAAGAAATCGCTGGCACCGAAGGTGGATCTTCCGCCTCCAGTTGTCGATGAGCCGTTACCGCCTCCGGATCTTGAGAATGAAGCCGGTCAGAGCACCAACCCCTTGGACACCAAAGGTGTCAATGGGATGGTTATTCCCCCAATTGATATGGTAAGGCTTACAACCTTGCTAGGAACCTTCCGGGATTCATCTACGCTGGTTGGTACGGTGTTTGCGTTGACCCAGGAGATCAAAGATACTAAGGAATTACTTCGTCGCGCACAGGCCGCTAGAGCGGTCGCAAACACCGGTTCTCAGCAGCCTGACAAACCTGGTAGCGTAAGAGCAATAGGCGGAGATGTGGCTATACAACTGGTTATACCTGAGCGTCATGTGGGGTCCTTGAATGATATTGCCACAGCCAACGGTATGGATCTTACCAGGTATATGAACGCTAAGGTTGAGGACGGCCTAGATTCAATGTGGTATTACTAAAAGAAGAGGAGTTGCTATGTTTAAATTATTTAGAAAGAAGTTACCGCCTTGCGATGTGATGCTTGTGTTTGATTATGAACACGAGGAACCGTTGAGACAATGCGAATATCCATTACCCCTTCATTATGATGATTCACAGAGCGAGAAATTTGATGGATCACGTTCAGTTTTGCTAAAGGCAAAACCACCCAGGAAGAACCGGAAGCGTAAGAAAAAAACAGAAGAAAAAGTCGGTTTTATTGTATCTCCAGACGGGGTTCCTGAACATAAGAGCAACAAACTAGTGCTTAGAAACATCTCGACCACTCCAGCTATTAATGTGGTTATCCCTCCGCTAAAAATACAGATTCCTATTGAGTCGGCAGACGGTGAGGAAACAAAATTTCTTGACAGGTTTGTAAATTTTGATCCATGCGGGTTTTCTCTTATTATGCCAGGAGGGTCTGTAGAAGTTGAGGCAACATATCAAGGCATGGGAGCGATAGAATGCAACAACCTCCCGCATATTTTAGCGTTAACTGATAGCTCAAAAACCATAAACGATTTTTTTAATGAGGTAATTTTTGAGCTAAAGATAAACTACGAAACCTCTCTTGGGAGACGATTTACTACCTTTGAAGAATTGATTTTTAGACCTTGGAAAAAGAAGGCGTCAATGGGTCGTTTGCGTCGGGAGGAAATAACAAATGCCAATTTATGAGTACCAGTGCCGGAAATGCGGTGTAACCTGGGAATCTTATTCTTCTCTTACGCATGATATGTTGGTAGAGGCCTGCCAGAAGTGTGGCGGAACCGGAGATAGAATATATTCTCTATCCAACCCAAAGATATTTGAGCCGTTCACAACCAGGAACATCCTCCCCGATGGTGAGCCGGTTACCATTAAGGGACCCGGCCAGCTGAGGCAGATGGAGGCCGAACACGGGGTGAAGCTGTCTGACAAAGATGCCCCGCCTCCGCAGACCAGGTTTGGATAATGTATTGACAAATGGATGATAAAATTAATATGAGGAAATAGTTATGCCCAATTTACCAGGATGGTATTCTTACGACTCCGGGGGTATGGAGACTCCATTAACCATATCTGAGCACGACAAGCAGGTTGGTTTTTGGTGTCAATCCGTGTTTGAAGAGGCCAAAGACGAACTTGAGCGCTACGAAGAGATTGTAAATATTGATAGACACATCAATTATTTGATGGGTCGCCAATGGGTTGAGCGTAGGCCGAGCTATAAATCATCCCCGGTAGCCAACCGGCTTTGGACAAACCTTATCCAACTGGTCAGCAACCTTACCGATATCCGTCCATCCTTTGAAGTTAAAGCGAACAACGAGCTTTACGATCAGCACGCCAAGATTCTGAATAAACTGATTAGGGCCTGGTTTTTCAACGAAGATGTTGACATGACCCTCGCAATGATTATTGTTCATAGCGCCTTAACAATTGGATACGGTCGTCTAGTATGGAACCCAGAGCTGAGAAATGGAGAGGGCGAACTTGAGTTGACAGCCTGCGGCCCAATGGATGTTATTCCTATTAGGCCAGGGCATAATTTGCAAAAAGCAATCGGAGTTATCTATAGAAATCCAAAGCCTTTATCGTGGTTTAAGGACAAGTATCCAACTAAGGGGTTCGCAGTACCGGTAGATAAAGAATTTTCCCAGTTCTCAGGAACGTCAACATCGGGCAACCAGGGGATGTTTGGCCGGGCCTGGAAGGTTCTTTCTCCGCAAATGCGGAGATTATTCGGACAGTCTGGCAGGCAATATAGAGATTCAGTCATCCCAATGGCTCTATACCGTGAATTTTGGCTCCGTGATGAACAGCGCAATACTTCGGATCAGATCGTATTTGTAGGAGACAAAAGCAAAGAATATGGTTATGAAGTTCTCCCAGGAGACAAGCTGTACCCAAGAGGACGATTGATATGCATGGGGGGCCCGGTTGTTCTTTATGATGGGCCAAACCCGTTTTGGCATGGGCAATTTCCGTTTGCGGCAATGCGACTAAATCGGGTTCCGTGGCAGTGGCCTGGAGTTAGCGAGTTTAGGAACCAGATACCTCTGCAAGATATTATGAACAATATACTTGCGGGTATTCTTGATGCTGTAAAGAAGGCTGTAAACCCACCGTTACTTGCCCCTGATAACGCATTCGGTCAGGCTGTAAAGCGCAATCTTGATCCTAATATGCCTGGAGCCAAGGTGTTTTATTCACCGGCATCTATGGCAGCGCCTCAATATGCCGCAGCTCCGGTTCTACCGAGCTTTGTGTTTCAGACAATGCTTTACGCTCAGCAGGAACTGGACGCGCAATCCGGTTTCATAGATATGAGCGCCGTGTCTAGAAAGGGTATTATCCCTTCAGCCGACACGATTGAGCAGATGCTATCTGGCCAGCAAACCCTAGTACGTTTAAAAGTGCGTTATGTAGAGGCGTTCTTAAAGGAAATCGGACAGCAATTCGTTCCTAACTTCTATCAATTCTATACTTTAGGCAGAAGGATACAGATGTTAGGGTCTGATGGAATCACGTTTGAAGATTACGATTATAATCCAGGGACCATGGTTCCGGCAGGTGTACCAGCGGAAGAGCACTGGAGGTCATTCCAGTTCCTCGTACAGCCGGGCTCGTTGTTAAAGAGCAGCAGACAGCCTCAGCAATTGCTTATGTTGAATCTTCGACGTATGGGAGATATGGACCGAGACAATTTGCTTGAGGCCTTGGATTTGGGAAGCATGAAGGAAAGTATTAAAAAGAATCTGGAACAGGAAGGAAGAGAGCTTTTGATCCAGATCGTCAAGCAGAAAATGGGGGGACAGAGTAGCAGTGGAACAGCTGCCTCCCCTGGAATAGTTGGAGAACTTAATGCCGGTCCTGTCGGAGGAGGGTCTTCCGGGGCATAGGCATCATTCGTCGGGGGAATTTATGCCAGGAGTTATATTACAAGCTACTGCTCTTAAGGTTGTAAATAAGGGCGGTGGGTACGTAACCAAAACCGTTGTTGAAGAAACCGAAGACAAACTAGGGAGAAAGAGCAGAAGTCATAAACATCTTCGCAGTAGAGAACGGGCGAAGGGTTCTGACTATATAGTATTTAATTGCCCAGGTTGCGGTACAAGAAATAAGCGTTCTATATATGACGTGAAAGGAAGGGCTGGAGATTCCTTGTCCTTTACTTGTCATGGTTGTTATAAGGAAATAGAAGTTGCACGTCCAAAGGAAATAAAAATCCTTGGTCCGGATGGCAATTCTATTAAATAGGTTGTTATGGATGCTGGGGCTGATATAAGAATTGGTGGGACCGTAGGTACTGGCGCGACTGGAGCCACTGGTCCCACAGGGCCCACAGGGCCTGTAACGGATTACTTCCCATATCTGCAAATAGGCGGAGAGGATGGAGCTACCGGTCCAAACGACTTTTCCTATTTTGACATGAGCGGATTTTTAACGTTTACCGGAGACGCTAGGCCCTGGCGAGACCAGCTATCTGACTCATTAAACCTACAACGGTCAGGTCCTGGGGTATCCACTGATATTACAGAATCCACTGTAGATTTTGCCTACAATGCAACGTATAATGCGACCTTTTCTTTGGCAGACGCTCTGTTTTGTAACATCCAGTTAAACCATGATAAAGACTTATCTGTTAACCTTTATCCTCACATTCATTGGATTCAGGCTAAGGATTACGCTCCAAACCTTCTATTAGAGTATAGGTGGCAAGTACTTGGGGGGATAATACAAACAACATGGACAAAACTAGCCTGCAATGTGCCGGAATATACATATACTCCAGGAACCTCTCTTCACCAAATGTCTCACCCATCAGCTTCTATATCCGTTCCAGTAGGAAGTAACATTAGCGATATTGTCCAGTTTAGGATATACAGAGATACTGGAAATGCATCTAGCGTTTTTGCTGGTTCAGATCCATATAATACAGGCGGAAACGCGACGGTTTCTGTACTGGCTTTTGATGTGCATTTTCAGATTAATAGCATTGGAAGTACAGAAAGGAATGTGAAATAGGCCATATATGAGATTTGGCTTTCAGTTGGGTAGTGAAGAGTCCTCTTATAGATTACAAGGAAGGGCGATATTTAATATATCTTATGTTCCTATCAAGGTTTCATGGTTTAGAAAGGTTTTAGATCTTATAAAAAAGAAGGTAAGAGCATGCA